AAAGAAAACAAAAGCCATTTGATATTAAAAAGTCCAGAAGAAATACCAAAATTGTCAAGGTAATAGCCATTGTATTTTTTGCAGTTTGGGGTACAATTAATCTACTTCAAGGAAATTATTGGATGGCTGTTTTTCAGTATGCGGTTGGATCATTTCAGTGGTGGGGAACGTATCTCTTTGAATTCATTGCAAAATGTACTGCAAAAAGAGAAGAGAAAAAAGAAAAAGAATGCAAACCAGAGGAAAAGCAAAAAAACCCAAGCTTACTTTTGACATATTTCCAAGCAAATCACAACAAGATCTGTCCAGCAATTGTGTTTGTCGATAAGAATGACACGGATATTAGAGTATGATGATTGAACTACACAATTACAGGGAATGGAAAGAAACTATCTAATCTGTGCATTGACTGGTTGGTTTTCTGCCAAAGAAAAATCACTTGATGGAACTGATTTGAAAATAATGATTGACCAGCGATTAATAGAAAGTGGATTTCCTCCATTGGGTTCACAGAAAGGAGATGATCAATTACTTTTGGAAATGGAGGCAGAACTTTTGATGAGTGTGATGGGCGCAGGTGCAAATCGGAAGGAAAGAAGACGATGAGATATCACATTAATGCTCACTTTGTAGAGGACCGCGTTCCAAACGGAGAACATTTTCCAGTACACCATACAATAGAAAAGTCAGTTGAGACATATGCAGAACTGCAAGATACCTATGATGGATTTTTAGCTAGTTATGATAAAGTGTATTGTTATGGTCTAGTCCTTGGAATTTCAGAGGAGCCAACCCTGGTGGAATGATGTGATGGAATTCATTCCATTAACTCGTGCAAATTTTGAGGAGCACAAAAAAAGAGCAATCAAAATACTTGATGACCTAACTATAGATGATTTAGATCCTAACTTTATCATGACAGTCCAGCAGGGAATCATAACTGGCAACCATGCAAACTCTTGTGATTCTTGTAACATGCTTCACTATCTCATGGCATATGCACTAAACCTACATCGATTGAAGATGGAAAAATGAAATACAAAAGAGAAATAAAAACCTCTGGGGATTTTGAGAATGATCCAGAAGGTGCCATTAATGCATTATCAAAGACTGGATTTGCAATCTTTATGATAACTGAGAAATGGTTTGATGATCCACGCGCACAAAAGGAGTGGCGTTTTGCCAAAGACATGAAAAAGCCTATGGTGTATATTTTTGACAAGACAACAAAGTATCCAGTTGAAAACAAGTTTCTTTTAGATGTGCCAACACTCATTGGAACAATTAATGATTATGGGGATACAAAAAAGACTGCAAATTATATCGAGGCATTAATGCAGGCATTTATTCATAATTTGGATGAGAAATAAAATGAAAGAAATTGATACTGAATATCTTGATACACTAGTTGATCAGATTCGTTGCAAGAATAACGGGATAAACTCCCACATTAACAAAAAGAGATTTCTAGAAATAAATGGTATTATGATTAATGATGAGCATTTTTCCTTTGAGTATTTGCGAGAAAAGTCATTGCTCATTGATGCATTAATTGACACAATCAAAAAAGACATTTTATCAAAGTCTGGCAAGTTTCGTAAACTGGAGAACTAATCATGGGTAATAGATGGAAAAAATTCGGTGATGGTTTTGAAATCTCACATGATTCTGAAGATGCACCAATGTATACACATAGAGTATACCCTGCAATATCTAAACATCTTGGAATAGTTCTAGTTGCAATTGAAGATGATGATCATCATCACTATCATTTTTTAAAAGCTTGGGATAATATGGAAATTGACATTAACAATCAGTGGTCACTAAACAATGGAACTTTAGCACTTGATTTGATATTACACAAGGATGGAAAAAACAAAGTTCACTATATGGTAAAACTCTCAACAAAAAATGTAAAGAAAATTCTAAAGACTCCTCTTAATGCAATGGCAATATGTGATGATGCAAAGAATGTTCTTTTGCATTTCAGACCATTACAGATAGAACAACTTGTAAATTTTTATTGTGCTAAAACAAGTACTGATGATTTTATAAAAAAGAATTATCTCTCACCAAAGTGTTGGAGTGTAGAATGACAGAAAAAGAATTTTGGACACTTGATTCTGAAAATGTACCATTCAGACGAGGTTGGTTTTATCGTGCATTTGATTTTCAAGAGTTTATGAAAAAACTAGAAAAAGATCCTAGAGGTGGCAAAATTATTGGAATGAGCTTTGATGGAAAGAATGTTGAATTTTTTACAAAAGCATCTACTCAACAACTTGAAGAATCTTTGGAGAAAAATAAATTTTAGTTAATTCTTGTATCTGAATCTCTTATTCACACGAATCTTTGAGATTTCAAATCCTTGAGGATCATACTTTGTTTTTCCAATCATGCAATATATGATGCTCATAACTGTATCCTTTGGGTGATTAAATTCCTTTTTTGCCTTTTGTCGTGGGTCGTCTTTACTTATTTCCATGTTGGTTTTGTCTAGATCCTTTCTAGTAATGTCGCAAAAGTCATTAACCAAAAAGTCAGTCTCCCAGTCTTTTTTCATTGGAATTATTAATTGTGATACTTGCTTGCCGTTCTCATCTGCAACTTTACTTCCAACAAAGTCAATAAAGTTTTGAATCACCTGAGTCTTATCGACTGAATAGTATTCTTTTTTCTCACCTACAGTTGGTGCATCTATAATATCCTGATTTTTGTGTCGCATAGTTTCTTGTGTAATACTTCCTGAAGTCCAGCATCCCTTGACACGTCCACGTCCCAATGGTGAAACTTTATCACCAAATGATGTGTATCCTCCGTTTTGCATCATTGTTACTTTATCTTTACCATATCCCAAGTCAGCTACACAAAAGTCACAGCAATATTCATGGAATAATTTCACAAAGTATGCTGCCTGATCATATTCATGCTCTTGTGGTCTTGAATCAACCCATACAAGCTGATACCTGTTTGTCTTTCTCCAGTAAATAATTACAGAGCCAACAGTCTTTGATGCTGCTGGTCCTGAACCCCAATCGATTCCTAAAAATATTAGAATCTCATTTTTGTATTCTTCCTTTAATTTCTTTATCTCTTGCGGGGATAATAATGAGATGGTATAATCATAACATGCCTCAACCATTTCTGGCGTGATTGGTCTGCGCATTGCCTTGAAGAAATTTCCGTAAACGTGGGCTTGTACAATTGATGATGGATTGTATTTTTCTTGGAATTCGATAGAGTTTTCTGGTCTTGTCTTGTAAAGATTAACTGCATCGTTAATTGTAAGTGGAATTCTTGCGAAAATGGTTTGAGGCATGTGGTAGCCCCTATACTCTCTGTTTTCAGGATATGCTGCAACCCATCTTCCTGCAACAATATTTTCTGGATGTTCATTACACAGATAACCATCTGAATCAAACTTTAGTTTCTCTCTCCAATATTTATCATTAAACTTCCATTCTCTCTGATCTGACTTTTTCCATAACTTGTACCATTCAGAACCAGCTTCGCCACCAATCCCCAAGTAGTAGCACTGACCTTTAGTCATCGTCATGGAGTATAAAGCAGCAGCCCTAAACTGTAATTCCTGATACTGGCATTCATCATACACCATTAAGCTATTTGTCATTCCCTGAACGTTGTTGTATTCGTTCTCATCAGTTCTGACATAAATTACAGAATTGTTTGTAAGATTAATTTCGCCAACGTTTGCTCTACCATGCATTAGAAACGGAGCAAGTAACTCATTTCGTAGCATTGTATCTTTTCTGAATCTCTGTTTAGACCATGCAGAAACTCGGTCTTCCCTATCTACAATATATGTAACTTCTGAGTTATCATGACTAGTTGCATAACAACCAATGATATCCGTACCAAATGTACTTTTAAACGACTGTCTACCATTAACAACAACGATATTCGGTGACTTGTCCTTGTACACTTCAATCCAGAATGGCTCCCACTCAAATGTTCGTTTTATCTTTCCAACATAGGGACGTGCAACATTTATCCATTCCAGATGATCAGTTGGCAGTTGAATAATTCCTGATTTTTTTTCTACAGGAGAAATCTGCTTTTCAATATCCTCTAGCTTTTTTTCAAATGATTCTGCCAATTTACCTACCTACCTGGTTTTAGAAAATCTTTTAGTAACTCAGGTGGAATCTTTTCTAGCTTCTTTTCAATGTCAGACAATCTCTTTTCATGTTGGTATGCCTTTGCAAGTCCAGAGTGAACTTGAGCCATATACCCAATGGAGCCACCAAGCTTTGTCAGATAGTCTAATGTGGATGATGAATCATCATTGTCTTTTTCATAATTGATGAATCTTTTGTGTAATTTCTTAAAAATCTCAATCACTCCATCATACATCTTTTCAGTCTCGAGCTTTTCTGGTTCTACAGAGTCCACAGCTACAAGTTTTTTTTTCAATTAAAGGTATTTTTCTCTTGAGGTTTTCTTAAAGGACAAATTTAAAAGGAATAATTATTAAAAAAAAATGGAAACAAACTTGATGGAGAGAAAAACTTGGCTACGTGCTTAGGTCACAGAGAAGGTACTGGATGTCATCATCGCTCGCGTTCCACACAAAAGCGTGAGAACTGGGAGAATTGGCAACTCTGTTATGCATGTGCAAGGAAACTGCATCCAAAATATTACAAGAATAAAAAGAATCACGGAGTCCGTAAAGTATCGGGAACGCAATACACTGAGGTTCCATTTAATATTGTAGAGCTGCCAACCTCATAGTGTTAATACCTTTAATTGAGAAATTAGCTAAGATTCATGCCATTACAAGCTGGTTTGATGTATAAACCAACTGACATAGCAGTTGATACTAGCACTAATTCAGTCTATGTTGTAGAGCAATTTAATCACAGAGTTTCAAAATGGACTTATACGCCAGGACAATTTATCTTTACACTTGATGCAGGTCGCGTTACTTCGATTGACTTTAGTGGTGGTGGAGGTACTAATTATAACGCATTAGATACAGTTAACATTGGACCACCTACAATAGATATTGCAAACCCTGTAAATGCAACTGCTGAAGTAGCTACAGTGAGTGGTGGTGTGATTACTGGGATTACTGTTACTAATCCTGGAAATGGATATGATGATAATAATCTACCAACTGTAGATGCTCCTACTACTGGAACACCTGCTGTCCTTGTAGCTGTTGTTTCTGCTCCTTGGGGAATTAACAGAAATGGCACAACTGGTCAAGGTGGAACTCCTACAAGTACGACTGATAATTTTCTTTACCGTCCTACAGGTATTGTCTTTGAGATATCTCCTTCTAGGCTTTATCTAACTGATACATTCAACCACAGACTTCGAGTGATTGATACCTCTGATGGTGCCTTTCTTGCTTCTGTTGGACAGGGCGGTACAGGTACAGGAAATAACGATTTTTACCGCCCAGCAGGAATTAGATTGGATAGTTCTGGGGTTGATATGATTATAGCTGATGAATTCAATCATAGGGGTAAAAGATATACTAAAGGTGATCCACCCACCAATGAAACAATTTTACCTGATCCTTCAACAGGATCAGAAAAAAGATTTGAACTGCCTCATGGTGCAATTCTTGATAATTCTACTGGTTCAGTAAATATCTGTGATTCAAATACTCACCGTATTAGTAGATATGGTCTAGCTGGTCCTACTTTTGCTGGACAATTTGGAACAGCAGGAACTGAAGGAACTGAATTATATTTTCCTGGAAGTGGATTAGGAACTCTTAGTGGTACATCTACCACACCATTTGCAGATACAAGAAATAACAGCGTAAAAACAGTAACTGACACTACTCTTGCAAAACTTGTTGTAAGTGTTGGAACAGAAAGTGGAGAACTTTATTTCCCTGAATCCGCAATCACCTTTCAGGATACAGAAAATTATGTTCTTGTAGCAAATACTCGAAACAACAGAGTAGAAGTATTTTCTAATGTTGATATAACTCTAACACCACAAGGCAACTTTGGCAGATAATACCTTTAATTTAGAAAATAGCTTTGAGTCATGCCACTCCAAGCTGGAAAACTGTACAGGCCAACTGACATAGCAGCTGATATTACCAAAAATACAGTCTATGTTGTAGAGCAATTCAATCACAGAGTTTCAAGATGGAGAAATGATCCACAGAATTTTGGTATTGAGTTTACTTTTACGATTGATGCAGGTCAGATCAGTAGCATAACCCCAACTGCTCCAGGTCAGGATTATACAATGGCTGACGTTGTAATCGGTCCACCTGATTTTAGCATACCCAATGCAAAACAAGCTACAGCAATAGCAATTATAGATATTGGTGAAATTACAGGTATTAATGTAATTGAACCTGGCAATGGATATGTTTCTGCTCCAACTGTTACAATAACTGGTGATGGAACTGGAGCTATGGCATTCGCTACTACTACTGGTGCATGGGGAAATAACGGGAATGATGGTACTACTGGTCAAGGTGGTACTTCTACAAGTCCAACTGATAATTTTCTTTATAATCCAGGAGGAATTGTCATCAGTCCTGATCTTACCAGACTATATGTAACTGATACATTTAACCACCGAATTCGAGTGATAGATACATCTGATGGTACCTTTACCACATCAGCTGGACAGAGTGGTACAGGAGATACTGATCTTTATCGCCCTTTTGGAATTGCAATAAATCCTAATAATACTTTTCTAGTGATTGCCGATGAGTTTAACCGCAGAGTTGTGAGATATGTTCCTGGCGCAATGATTGGAGATGCTCCTACATTTTCATCAATACTTACTGAACCTACAAAAAAGTTCGTTAAACCACATGGAGTATCATTTGATGAAACACAAACCGAATTTGTAGTTTCTGACACATTCAGAGGTCTTTTGAGTCGCTATGATGATGATGGAACTACAAGTTTTATTGGACAAATTGGAAAAGCAGGCGGAGATGATGATCCTGATGAATTATACTTTCCAGGAAGTGGACATGGAGCACCTGTTACTCCAGATTTAATTTTTGCAAATACTAGAAAAAATTCCTTGAAACAACTTAATGCATCAGTTATAACAAATTTCCTTACAGGTGTTGCTGGAACTAATGATGGTCAGTTGTACTGGCCTGAATCATCTTTAGTATTCACTAATTTATTTGATTATCTCTTGATTCCAAACACTAGAAACCACAGAGTCGAGGTCTTTGCGCAAGAACTATTAACTTTTGAGAGTAACTTTGGTTCACCATAGAAAGAATAATACCTTTAATTGAGAAAACAGCTTTTTTTTAATGGGATTTGGTACCAGACTAAGAAATGGTTTAGCAAAGCTTCTTTCCAGTGAAATAGATTCGCCCAGACATTACACAAAGTCGCTAAACATTAACATGGTAAAAAACACAATGAATAGTTCTTTACTATCTGAAATGGTACCAGGTCTTTCCCAACCAGTTTGGGGTCCTGAAATTACTACAGTAGGTGCATATTCTAGGGAAGGCTATACATCTAGAACATTTGATACGCCTTCAGTTTCATTTAGATCACAAGCAGTTGCACTACAACTAGATGAAGATGTACAGCTTGCAATTAATGATTTAGCATCTAAAGTTACGGGAGGTCAGCACTACATCAAGGGAGATTCAGAAAGTTTCATTGAATACATGGAGGACTTTACTGCAAACCTTCGCTTTGATACATTTGATACTGAACTTGTAAAAGAATTATTATGGTACGGCAATTCAGTTTGGAAACCTCGTATGGGAATTAGAAATGTAGAAAGATTTTCTGATCTTATGCATATCCCAATTTCATCATTTCTTAGAATATGGTGGGATAGGGCTCGTGTGCCCTACAAACTAGAATTTCGAGGCCCAGAATATCAAGGGTATCATAATGTTGGCGAGGTAATGCATTTCAAATGGAATCCAGTTAACGCATCAGTGTTTGGTACGGGCTTTGGTGTATCAGTAACATCAACTCGAGAATTTACAATGCCATTAACAGGTGAGGATTCAGTTGACATACAACTACCATCAATGCTTGATAGAAAATATGCTACTCAATTCCAGATGCAGATGGCAGAACAACGTTACATCACAAGAAACGTATGGATTGCAGATGGAGCATCAGCTGATCAAAGAGCAGAACTACAAGCAAACATTGAATCAGCTCAAATAGGACAAGACATTATATCTGGAACAAACGTTGAGGTAAAGGAGTTAGGATCACAAGCTAGAAATTTCAACCCTGAGCAATTCGCAGACATTACACAAGGCCCATTATTCAAAGCACTAAATGATTTCAGAGGAAAACAAGCTGGAGTATCAACTCACACATATGCAAATGCAGAACGCGCTGCACTTTTAGATGAGCTTGGTTTAACTGCATTTCCAATTTCAGTTAGAGAGCAACTAAACGAATTACTCTTCAAGCCTTGGTATGATTCACATCCTTTCTTTGATGTAAATTATTACAGTGGCATGATTCCAGTTCCTTGGCATCTTGCACGCTTTGAGATAAACTTTGGACAAGTAGAGAAAAAAGACATTGCAGTAGTAGATATGATCAAGCTCATCGAATTATATTTACAAAGCCCGATACCCAAAGATCCTAAGCAAATTTTAAAATTATTTGAGCAAGCGGGTTTGCCGATCGATGAAGATTATTTAGTTACAATTGATAACATATACAATGATCCGCACAATCAGTTAGCACTTGGCAATGTAGCAGGTAATTCAACATTAAATCAAGGTGGTGTAGAGCGAGCAGGAATTATAGTACCAAACAGAACACCAGATGGAACTTATCTTCCAACTGCTGATATTGGAGGTGGTCCAGTTTTTAATAACCAAGTTATGGGGAGTCCACCAATGGATGATCCAATTTATGACTCTATGATGATTGATGTACGCGGAGATGGAAATCCATTTGTGCCAACTAATTACAGACAAAGCAATCAAAGCCAAGACTGGAACTGGGGGCGCGACTACGAATGAGTTTTGATAATTTTACAAATGATAATAATTTTACTTGGTGGAATACTACTGCTGCAACTACTAGTGAGAATACCTTCTTTTCAGGGACTGTTAGTACAGCAACTGCAACTAATTCAAACTGGTGTTATCCAATCAAAATACCACCTGACAAAGACTGGATGCCATATTGTTATGTAGAGTATGAACCAGTATGGCACAAAAAGTTTGCAAGTTACAAAAATCAGATGGAAAAGATGTGGGATTGAACAAAATTACAATAAATCTTTATGGAAATTGTACAATAAACAGCCAAATAGAAAATGATCACATCCAATAAACTGCATCTCTGAGAAAATATTAAAAGAAAACAGATGAGCAGAAAAATACCTTTAACCTAAAAACAAGCTAATCTTTGTGCCCCAAAAATTAGATGATTGTGTAGCTAAAGTAAAGGGACAAAAAGGAGTTGATAATCCTTGGGCAATTTGCAATGCACAACTAGGCAAGGAAACTAAAGAACAACATGATCTTTTGGAGATTCCATTTGGTCATTCTATCAAAGCAGAAATTGTTAAAGCTAAAATCCGAGAACATGTAGGAGACAATGAATTTCTAGTAAAAAACAAAAACGATAAAAGAGTAAATGCAAACAGACAGGTTCCACTTTTTAATCCACCAATTACAAATCGAGATGTAAAACCCAAAATCAACAAAACAACAAAGGGGATTGGTGGACAAGTCGGAAAAATTGACAGCATATCCAACACAAACAACATGACTACAGACATGTGGAAAAAAATTCTTGACACTCAGTTGAGGCGAAATGTCAAAGAACCAAGATACTAGGACATCGTTGTGTGGTAACTGCAAACATTTTGTTGCAGGTGGTTTATGTGAGTTAGTAAAAGGACAGATTAAAGCAAAAGACACATGTGACTTGCACGCATATGGAAATCCACAACCAATTGATACAGAAGTAGAACCAAAATACAACAAGCTTGAGGTAAACTACAAACCAGGATTTATGGTGGAGACTACAACAACTGGCGATGTTGCACAAAAAGCCATACAAATGGAGCATGAATTATTATCTCGTGGAATACCCGAAGAAGAAGTTCATAGGGCAGTAATTGAATACTTTTCACAAAGAGAGCCACCATATGCAATGCCTTGGCCAGGACCCGTAACAGGAGTTGATGTAGCAGGAAGAGTCAACTATGCAAAAGTTGTTGCAACCAGAGAACCACTAACTAACTTTAACGGACTGCCAGAAGACGTGCAAGGCTATCCGACACCAAACCAATCACCATACGGAATTGGTAGCTCATCACAACCTTACCAATCATTTTTTACACCAGATCCTAATAGTGTTGGATCACTTTCAAATGTTTATGATGTTTTACATCCTCCGTACCCTTACAAGTCTGCAAATTGGTTGGGACTAGCATCTGATCCAAATTCAGAACCATCAATGCATGGAGAACATGGTTTCAATGTAGCAAAGGCAATTCCTGAATGGCGTTATAACATAGAAGACTCTCAAATGTATCCACCAAAAATTCCTGACATTATAATTCCTCCAAGCGGTACGAATCCTTTAGCTGAGGCAGAGAAACCAAAAAAAGATTCAAAGAAAAAATTTCGCGATTTATTGTTAAAGTGGGCTTTGCTTTTAGGTGGTGCAATAGGAATTAATAAAATTTTAGACAGCCTAGAGCCAGACCAACCACTAGAAGTATTTGCAGAATATGAATATCACGGACATGACAATGATGATGAGTGTGCTCCATACAGTGGAAAGAGATTCAATTTATTAGAAACTCATAACAGACCAGTAATTCCAAGTGAGAATCTAGGATATACAACTACACATGTCAACTGTGTCTGTACGTGGAAAATTTTACCAAATTACAAAAAAGCACCAGACTCCCTAGACAGAAAAGAAGAATCAGAGATTCACAGAATTGAGAATCACATTAACAAAGCTGCAAAAGACGGAACACTACACAAAATAAAAAAAGACGGGGAACTCTCCAAAAAGACCACATCAAAAAATCCAATGAAGGAGATTTGTGCATGTCAAACTATACAGCTACCTACATTTCATTTGGACTTGCCAAAGAGGGCAAAAGTTGGCATTATAAGATTAACAAAAAAATCAATGCAAGAAAGCATTGGAAATCTTTTCTCAGAATTTGACTGGTTAACAGAAGATTATGTCTCAAAGGCACGAGAGCTTGCAGAAGATTCTGGTGGTGAGCTGTATCTGATACGCGCAGCAGGTGAGAGTATTACTGACCACAGGTCAGAGGGAGAACCATACAGAAGAAAGTTATCAGCTGATGAGCTAAATTCCATGACACGTACTGCAATTGGAAAAAGTATGGATATCAACCACCAACCAGAATTAAAAACTGATGCTACAATACTTGATGCAGAGTTTGATCCTTTAAGAAAAGAGATACAGATGTTAGTAATAGAGAGAGATCCTCAAATTAATAGTGCAATTGATGATAGAAAAATTACAGCTGTATCAATTAATGGAGGGATGCCACGTTCAGAAAGTGTAGAGCCGTGTGATCATGGTTGTACTGATAACAACTGTGAGCTTTGTCTTGTACCAAAGGGTGTTGTCCTTGGAGAAATTGATAATATTGGAATGACCTGGGTTGTAACTGATCCTAACGGTTTGTATTATAATGGGAACTTTGTGCCGAGTGCGGAACCTGGAATTAAATTTACTCGCATAGAAACTCTATAATAATATAATTTTTAAATAAACTCGCTAGGGTCGCCAAGCATGGCGAGAGATTGAAAATCTCTAATCGATTACCTCGGTTTCATGGGTTCAAATCCCATTCCTAGCGGGTTTATTCTAATCATTGGAATGAATATCTTTTATTTATTAATACCTTTAAACAGAATTAACATTACAAATTATTGCGACTAATTAAAAAATT